TCTACAATAGGACCTTCTATCTCACTTATTGTGATTATGTGATTTCTGTTTACGATAAACATCTTATCAAACGTCGCGCAAACCCACTCTCTAAAAGAAAACCCAGATATTTCTAGTGCTCCTTTTCTTTGTTTAGCTGAATCTACTTGAAGAGGATTTTCTAGCATTACTTTATCTTCATCCTCTAGGTAAACTACCTTAGAGACTATCTCCTCTCCAGTGATTAATTTTACAGTAGCGAAAAATTCTTCTCCCATATTTAATTTGCTCTAAGGTTTACTTTAATAACTTCATATTTAAAATTTTCATCATTATAAATGTTAACTCTTTCATTCAAATGACGAAGTGTGTAATTTTGACCGCCGATGTCATCAGCAATATCGTAAAGGGTTGCTATATCCTTGCCTTCTCCTTTTCTAAGAACCCTACCAATGGATTGCAGGTTTCTAATTCTGGACTTTGATGGCGAGGCGAACACGATGTTGTGAAGACGTTTAATGTTAATTCCAGTTGAGAAGGTGCCGTAAGAGGCAACGATGATTGCATTGGATTCTGTTTCTGTAATCTGACGAACTTCTTCTCTATCTTCTACATCAGTTCCACCATGAACAAAAAATAGTTTTCGCTCAGGGTCTATAGTGCTATTTATCAATTCGTAAAGTGGATCTCCATGCTTTTCTACATAGTTAAAGAGGACAAGAGTATTTCCTTCTAAGTCATTAACTAAATTTTTGATAAGGTTATTTCTACCTTTATGTTCTACAATATACTCCATCTCGTCATGATATGATTCAAAATGTTGTGGAGCATGTTTACAAAGTAGAACTTTTATCCTAAACTTAGAAAGGTAACCTTCCTTGATTAGATCATCTGTTTTGGTAACTTGTTCACACTCACCAAAGAGTCCTTCAAGTACCCACTTATGAGTTTTAGATCCATCTAGTGTTCCAGTAAATCCAAATCTATACTTAGCATTATGCAGCTTAGTCATAATGCCAGTCAAGGATTTACTCTTGAATAGATGTGCTTCATCACCAATGACACAATCTATATCATCAAAATATCTCTTGGGAAACTTGTAGATAGATTGCCAAGTAGATATTATAATATTCTTATCAGTAACCTTATCCTTACCACCATAAATCTTATGAATAAAGTCGTCAGCATTCCACCCGTAAGAAATAAAATCATTGACCATCTGCTCAACGAGGGATGTAGTTGGGACGACTATAAGTATCTTCTTTGCGGTGGCAGCATAGTATCTGACTATGGCGTAGATCATCAAGGATTTTCCAGATCCAGTAGGAGAAAGTAAAAGTTTTCTATTATATTTTATAGCCTCGTATACTGCCTTGTATTGGTAGGTACGAGGTTTTATATTAGAAATTTTATCCATGAAGTGTTTAACACCTTCAGGAGATACAAATTTATTATCATCTTCTATATCTCCATACCAATCATTCTTTTCATACTCTACAATATATTGTTTTTCATCTGCCCATGTTTGTACATGTTTCATTAGACCATGATACAAGTCTCCTGTAGCAGGAGAGTATAGACGTATAGTTCCGTCCCAGTATTTGTATCTGGGATTTCTTTTTAAAAACTTAGCTTCTGGTACTTCAAAGGTAAAGTAGTCTGCTAGTTCTCTATGGACGTATTCCTCATCAGAATGAATAGTTATATAAACTTCATTCTTTTTCTTTACTGTTAGATGTGTCATTACTGTCCATTAACAAATTTCTCCCACTCAATGGCACTCTTGATTTGAAATCCTCTATTAGATATTTGCTTCATAACCTGATCTAAAAAATATAACATCTGTTCTAGATACTTGATCTTTGCTTCTAGGTTGATGATCTCATCATCAGACTCTATGTAGACCTTCATCTTTTCAGTTGTTTTTATATGAGATCCAAATGGTTTAGCAGCATACGTCTTAGCATCCGCTTCACCAGAATAGTACTCACGTTTTTCTTTTACTAATTTACGAATTTCAAACTCTAAAGAAGTTTTTATTTGAGATGTGTCAGTGTAATGGTTTAAGTATTTATTGTGTTGGAAAGGGATGTCTAATGCAAGCTGTCCCAGATCAGCACTGTATTGTTTATTTTTGAATTGAAAGTCAACTGCGGAGTCTTCCGCCCAGTCTTTTCTTAGTTTTTCAAATTTATTACGAAGCGAATCAAAATTCATAAAGGTCGCATATCTTTATTACGAATAAAAAACTGCTGGTGTTTGAATGTAACCTCTGCAGTTATATACTCTACATCACTTATTGTAGCATCAAATTGCAAATTTGTCAGTGATACAGGGAATAGACTTCTAAATTCTACGACAAACGCAGGGTTATATTGACTGGTAACTATGTGTAGTTGTCCGTCTGTATAGATATCTTTTTCTGGTGTAGTTCTTGCCATTTGATCTGCATTACCATTATCACGCATCCAGCTATGAATAGAGTAATAATTTTTAAGATCTTCATCTACAATAAAGCGTACAGAAAAATCTCCAAAGCTAACACCACCACCAGGTACGATAGGTAAACTCCTAAAAGGACTTCCTACTTCAATAGATGGCATACTAATGTCAGGAACATTTGCTCCTTGACAAAAGAAATCAACCCCTTCAAACTTTTCTAGTTTGAGGAGGTATCCAATTGGATTTAAGAAGTTCCTATTACTAGGTTGTTCTTTATACCACTCTGCTCCGCCTACAGGCATGTCTATATTCCGACTACTCTAGTATTTATGGGTTGTTAGGATCCATTCCTAAACTAACAAGATACTCTTCCCACCATGTAACCTTTTGCCTTTTCCATAAGGGCACAGGCAATCCTCTTTCTGTATAGTATTTTTCTATAACCGCATCTATAGTTTCTGCAATTTTCAATCGGTTAATCCTCTTCTGTAGAACGTCCATTCGCATGAATAATTTCTTCCAGTTGTTTACGAATAATCTTAGCACGTTTTTTCTCACGTATCTCATTCTTATATCCATATCTTCCAGTTAGTATAGCATAACTTTGAAACATCAAAGACAAAACTGAAATTAATATGACCAGTAGTAATATTTTATCAGCTGGTGTCACATCTGTCTTAAAACTTCGTCTTTTAATTTATCTACAACCTCCTGCACAATACTTACATCAATACCTAAGAACGGAGGAATTAGTCCTAGTGTTCTAAACAGACCATCTGCAAACAGTGCCATGAACACAAATCCCAACACCATACTAATTTGACCAGCGTTTCTATTATGCTGATTGATAGCAAATTCTATCATCTCTTCACATTCTTCTCTTGTAAATGTTTCTTGCTCTTTTTGTAGGTATGGTTTCCTATACGCACTCTTCACAGCAGGACTTGTGACACGTTTAGGTTTTAAGTAATCACTTACTGGTGATTCCTTTAAGACTTCTGATAACATGTAGAATTTCCTCTTAGATGTTGTTTTAATAATTTTCATCTTCATCCTCTTCATCATCCCAGACAATGTAAGGACCATGCTGCATTCGTTTTAATTTTTCTGTTTCTGAACTGAACTTCATGGTTTCAGTTATCCACAGTGAAATTTTAATTACGAGAAATATCACCACCATAGGTGATAAGCATAGCAGTAGTATAACAGATGATTGGTTCATTGCCAATATTCATCTAGAATATCAAAGGTTTTGTTTAGATACTCGTTTGCACCATTACATTCCCATTTGCCTTTTTCACCAATCTCACATTTATAGTGCAGTTCTCTTTTAAGTTGCATAAGCCTGTTGGTCATTGCAACTTTGTCTAGTCTGCCGTTCATACGTTTCTGTTTACTTACACTACTATTTAAGCATAAAAAAAGGGATCCCGTAGGATCCCTGTGTGTGACCCCTAACAATGTTGGGGTGTTTTCCACAATTTAGTATCATATTGTACCAAAGTTTGTGTTTATATTAAGTTAAGTTAGCAACTCTAACTCTTCTATAGTACTGGTTAATGCCATGAGTTAATGCCTCAGCATCAGGTGTACCATTAGACTGAACAACAAATGGGTTAGCAACCATACCGTATCTAGTCTTGAAGCCAATCTTGGGCTGGAAGGTAGATGGGTCAATGCTTCTTAACATTTGGAGTGGAACGTATGGGCAATAGAACAGTCCACAGTCATAAGGTGATGAACCTTTGTATCCTACAACATAGTAGTGAGTGTTAGAAACGTTTGCTGAATAAGGATCAACGAAGACCTTGATTCTACCGTTCATTGTACCCACAAGTAGGTTACCTGTGTCATCAACTTCACCGATGGAAGGACCGCCAGCACCTGTTAAACCTGAAGAGTAGTCAAGAGTACCTGACATAGCAAGAGCACTAGCAACATCAGCAGATGTGATGATGAAGTTACCCTTTCCTCTACGAGTTTGCTGTGCGATTGCGTTAGCATCTCTTTCAATCTGGAACATAAGTCCTTTGAATTTCTCAACTGACCATCTTCCATTACTGTCTACGTCTAAGTCAAACACACCAGCGTTAGCAACGTTGTTTTGTGCACCTGATTTTGCAATTGTGTAAACAGTTCTAACAACCTCACGGTTGATTTCTGCAAGGATCTCACTAGAAAGTAAGTTAGCAAGTTCCTGTTCTGCATCAAGACCGTGAATTGCTTTTAAGTCTTGTGCTAGTTCTAGAGTGTACTCTGCCTTTAACGCTCTTGTTTTAGCAGTAACAGCAGTCTTCTCTATACTGAAGCTCATCTCGTTGAAGAGAGTAGATCCAGATCCTAGAACTTCTGCAGTTTCTCTAGCGATTTTATCGGTACCTTTTTCGTAGTTAGCAGAAGTTACACCGCCACCAGAGGTATCGTTAAGTAAACCTGGGTTAGCATCTGTTGTACCACCGTCTCCAAGAGGATTAACGTCATCACTTCCAAGAGGAGTGTTGTCGTATGCACCAGGACCTGCGGTAGATGCAGAGAAGTTTACATCAGCTTCGTTGTAAAGTGCTTCCTTACCTGCACGAAGTGCTGAATCCTTATCTTGATAGTGTGACTTCATCGCAAAGATTAGTCCAGTAGGACCACTCATTGGTTGAACGCCACAGATGTCGTATGCTACCAAGTTTGGCATAGCACGACGGATGAGGTTAATCATCACTGGATCAAATCCAGCTAGACCACCTGTTTTAGTTGTAAGTCCAGAACCTGAGAGACCGTCTGCACCAATGGCACCAACTGTGTTGGATGCTTCATTGATCATACCACGCTCTTCTCTAAGTTGAGACTCTGTATTTTCTAACAGTACAGCGGTAACTGCCTTTCTATAATTGTCTTTGATGGCACCTGCGCCTTCATGACTTAGAACAGGGTTCCACTTTTCTGTTAGAGCTTTTGAGTTAAACATTTGCTCTTATGAGAAAAATTAGGGGATATTTTATTATCAGGAATTCCAGCGGTTCATTGCATCAAGGTACTGTGCCATTGCTGGTGTTACCTCTGCATCTGCTCCTTCTACTGGAGTTTCATCTGCAACCTCACTCTGAGGTGCGGCTGTTTCTTTGAAGTATGCTTCCTTGATGGTAGTAACCTTCTTGGAGAATGATTCTTCAGAAACGAACTCTAGACCCTCAGCGAGTGCTGCGAGTTTTTCTTTTTGAGTATCTGCCAATCCTTCTGAAACATTGTTCAGAATATTTTTTCTTGCAGTCTCATTAAGACTATTTTGTAATTTCACATTTGCTTTGACCTGTTCGTCAAGGCGTGCTTCCATCTCACGAATAGATTCAGCCATACCCTCTACCACGTCAACTTTCTCGTCGGGGATAGAGATGTAGTGCTCTTCAAAGAGACCTTTAAGACCTGCAATGAAGTCTTCAGTAATCTCATTTCTTATTCCACGGTCAATAGCAACTTGATTTTGCTCTACCCATTGACCAATGGCGTAGTTAACTGTACCATTAACTTCCTCGGATAATTCTGCCTTAGCAGATGCTACTTCCTTATCCAATTCTTTGGCAAAGTGTTCTACAAGCTTGTCATACTCTGCAGAAATTTTTGCTTTTACAGCGGATTCAAAAATAATCCTCGCTTTCT